TGCGTTTGCTGTAGCGTCCGCTGCTTATACGGGCATCAAAAAAGTTATCGGACACGCCCAAGAATTAGAAGGCATATCTAAACAATTAGGTTCGTGGTACGGCGCTTGCGCTGATATAAACAGGGCGCAAGCACAAAGAAAAGCGCCTACGTTCTTTGAACGAGCTACGCAGGGTCAGTCTATCGAAGAAGAAGCTTTGCAAATACTAATTCACCAGAAGACTTTGAAAGAACGTGAATTAGAGATTGCCGCTATGATAAACATGAGATTTGGCTGGGGAACGTATGATGAGATGCTGGACATGCGCCGGGCGATCAGGGCTGAACGGGAAAAGACCGCATTTGCACAAGACGAGGCCAAGCGTCAAATCCAGAACAACATGGCTATACTTGGTTTATCCATGCTAATTATTGGGTTTCTGGGCGGTGCTATTTATCTGATCGTACTTGTATCATGAGTTATTTTCTCCCGCTCATCCTTGCATCGTCCCTGCTCAACCCAGAGTACGTTACATGCAACCTATGGAAATATGTAGACAACGACGGCGAACTTGTGTGCTTATACTCAGGTAAGAACGGCACGCTGGGCTATCACTACCCCACGCTTAGTTTCCGCGAATGCCCCAGACAATTTGAATGCCTTTATCAACCAAACTCTAAGGCTAAAGTAAGCCTGAAAGACATATTAAAGGGACTATCTGATGGATTTTAAACAAGTTTTAGAGTATAAACTGCTACCACGTTTAATGATGCTCGTAATGACTGTCATGTACATAAGGTGTCTTGAGTGGGCACTTACGCAACCAGACTTGTCTACGCAACAGGCTTCATTGATTTCTGTAGTTTCTGGTGCTATGACTGGGGCGTTCGCTGTATGGTTGGGACATGAAAAATGATACAAGCCTTATTAGGCCCGATAGGGGCGCTTGCTAGTACATGGTTGTCATCGAAGGTAGAAACTAAAGCCGCCGAAACTAGGATGAAGGTTAGCGAAGCAGATGCACGCGCAAAGATAATGCTATCCGCAGCCACGTCAGAGGCCGACTGGGAAAAAATCATGGCCCAAGGTACTCAAAACTCGTGGAAAGACGAGTATCTGGTAGGTCTTTTCAGTATACCTTTAATTTTATCATTTTGCGGCGAGTGGGGCAGGCAGACCGTATCAGATGGTTTTGATGCTTTGTCCACTATGCCCGACTGGTATCAATATACGTTAGGTGTGATCGTAGCGAGTTCATTTGCCGTTAGGTCAGCTACAAAGTTTTTTGGAGGTAAGAAATGAGTTTTAAACTATCAACGCGCAGTCTTGGCCGACTTGAGGGTGTAGACGAACGATTAGTCACTGTTGTTAAAGCAGCCATCCACACAAGCAAGATAGACTTTGGCGTGATTTGCGGGATGAGAACCCTTGAAGAGCAACGTGCCCTTGTTGAAAAAGGCGCGTCTCAAACGATGAAATCAAAACATCTTGAAGGTCACGCTGTAGACCTCATGGCCTATATTGGTTCTAGGGGCAGTTGGGAACTAAACCTGTACGATAACATTGCCGACGCCATGGCCCAAGCTGCGCGTGACGTAGATGTGCCTATCAGATGGGGAGCAAGCTGGACGGTGCCCAACATCGCACAGTTTAGTGGCGGGTCTATGGAAGATGCTATGAACAGTTACATTGATGAACGTAGGTCGCAGAACCGCCGCCCGTTTATAGATGGCCCACATTTTGAACTAATGGTGTAATATGCCTTTAAAAAAGCTCCTGCTAAAACCCGGCGTCAACCGTGAAAACACCCGCTACACTAGCGAAGGTGGTTGGTACGAATGTGATAACATCCGGTTTAGACAGGGTACGCCTGAGAAAATTGGTGGTTGGACCCGTATATCGGACGCAACCTATCTGGGTGTAGCACGTTCTCTGTGGAACTGGATCACTCTAGGTAGCCAAAACCTCATCGGTATGGGTACGCACCTAAAGTTCTACATAGAAAACGGTGGTGGGTATAACGACATCACTCCTTTACGAGCGACTACGAGTGCGGGTGATGTTACATTCGGAGCGTCCGCAGATCAGCTAAACGGTGCGATAGACAATAACGACACTACGATAATATTAGATGACACCACAGGTTTTCCCTCTACAGGCAAAATCCTCATTGGTAGTGAGGCTATAGACTACTCGGCTATTAGCAGTAACACGCTTACAGGGTGTACTCGTGGGGCGTCCTATCTTGTCGCTGGCACATCTACTGCGACAACCGCTGCAGCCCACAGCGACAACGCTACGGTAAATTGTTTTACTTTGGTTGTTACTGAAGCGGGTCATGGCGCGAAAGCAAATGATTTTGTTACTTTTACCGATGCTGCGGCGTTGTTCTCTTCGGGGGGTAATATTACTGCTACTATGCTTAGCCAAGAGTACCAAATTGAGAACATCGAAGGCGATAACACGTACACGATACTGGCTAAGAGTTTTAGCACGGACACTATAACTGACGCTAATTACACCAATATAGCCGCTAATTCGTCTGACTCGGGCAACGGGGGCAGTGCGACAGTAGGGGCGTATCAGATTGCTACTGGCGCTAGGTCCGCAAACCCGCGTGTTGGTTGGGGCGCTTCTGGTTGGGGGGCTGGTGCTTGGGGACAGGGTATAGAGGATACAGAATCCCTGCGTATTTGGACGCAACAAAACTTTGGCGAAGACCTGATCTTTGGGCATCGCGGCGGGGCTATATATTACTGGGACGCTACGGGCGACTTGACCACTAGAGCGGTAGCGTTGACAGGTACTGACGTTCCTTCGATACAAAACTCTATCCTTGTGTCGGATATTAACCGCTTCGTCTTCTGTTTTGGGGGTAATTTAATTAATTCGGCTACTCAAGACCCTATGTTGATCCGGTGGTCAGACCAAGAAGACGCCTCTAATTGGACACCCTCTGCTGTGACACAGGCAGGTAGCCTACGTTTATCCCGTGGCACAGAAATCGTTGCGTCTGCACAGGCTCGACAGGAAGTTCTAGTCTGGACCGATTCGTCTCTGTATTCCCTGCAGTATGTAGGTGCAGAATCAGGTGTGTGGGGCGCTACGTTAATCGGAGAACAAATCTCTATAACCTCACAGAACTCCGTAGCCTACGCAAACGGTGTTGCCTACTGGATGGGTAAGGACAAGTTCTATAAGTATGACGGACGCACACAGCCTCTCCCGTGTGATCTACGTAAACATGTGTTTTCCGACTTTAACCCGCTGCAGTACAATCAGGTGTTTGGGGGCAGCAACGAAGCCTTCCACGAAGTATGGTGGTTCTACTGTTCCGCTAGTGCGTCTAATATCGACAGGTACGTAGTGTATAACTACCTTGAAAACATTTGGTACTACGGGTCTATGGCACGCACGGCGTGGTTAGATTCTGGACTTCGCGCCTACCCGCTAGCGTCTACGTACAACAATGTACTTGTGGATCATGAAAACGGGATTGACGACAATGAGACGGGCACCACTGCGGCTATAGCTGCGTTTATACTCTCTGCCCAGTTTGACCTTGATGACGGTCATCAGTTTGCGCTTGTGTCGAGAATGATACCAGACGTGTCTTTTGAAGGGTCTACAGGCAACACACCAACAATAAATATGACGTTACTGCCGTTAAACTCCTCGGGGTCTGGGTATAACAGCCCCACGTCTGAAAGCGGAGTTAACACAGGTACAGTTGTACGTAGCGCTAGTTCTCCTGTTGACGTATACACCGACCAGATACACACGCGTGTACGAGGGCGACAGATGTCTATGAAAATTGAATCTTCGACAGCAGGTGTGCAGTGGCAGTTGGGTTCGCCTCGACTTGACATGCGCCCTGATGGAAGACGGTAATGGCTAATAACAACCACGTCGTAGGGTTTCGTGCGCCAGCGCTGCCGTACCCCCCTGAAGAGTATGAATCGTTTCAGTTTGAAGAGTTTAATAAAGTCTTGCGGCTGTACTTTAACCAAGTAGATACTGCGCTACGGGATAAAGCCTTAGCACGGCAATCTGAAGCTATAGGGTGGTTTATAGGCTAATGGCTAACGTATATGTAAACGCTAAAAAAGACGTTACAGCGAGTGCCGCAGTGCTCTATACCTGTAGCGCAGGGACAACGGGCATAGTAAAATCTATCCTAGTATCGGAGTATAGCGGCAACGCAGACACTATAACGGTTACCCTGACCAATGGGTCAACTGTGTTTAGTCTGTTCAAGGTCAAAGCAGTGGGCGCTAACGCTACCGTAGAATTGTTGACCGCTCCGCTTGTTGTAGGCGCTACGGAGATACTTAAAGTGACCGCCGCTACTGCTAACAGGTTACACGTTGTAGCTAGTATTTTGGAGGTAACCTAATGCAAGAAAATCCCAAAGCGATTGATAGCAATAAAGAGTTATTAGAGGACAGCGCACTCCTAACAGTTATTCTTTCCCAACCCGGAAGTACCGCTGGTGACGTACCACCACAAGCTGCTTTGGCAGGGTTGGCAAAAGAACTATCACTACCTAATGTAGCATCTGAACGTGTAGGCAATACTATGTTTGTTACTACCCGAGGCACAGGCGCAAATAAAAATAAAGCGGTTACTAGGCTTATCAACATAGACACAAAAAAGAATTTAATAGCTAACTCTATAAAGTTCTTACAGAAAGCCCAGCGCAAAGGTATAACACACCTCGCAGTTGATTTACGAATGGCTAAAGCGCTACCTTTAGCTAAACAAGTAGTAGACAAAATGAACGCTTTAGAGGTTCCTTCTGCTGTGTACCCTGCAAAATTTAAAAACAGCGAAGACGGATACCGCCTATATTTTATGTTAAACCCTTCTAACGCGATGAGTAAATAAATGGGAAATTCTGTATCAGACCAAGTTATTAACCCGTTTATTGAGGCTGTTGAAGATATTGCTGGGTACGGCGTAGATTTCGCTGAAGGTCTTTTACAATTTGCCGTCGACGAGATTCTTGAGCCTGCAATGGAGATGGTTGGCGATACCATTGAGTACGCCTTAGACAATCCTATAGAAGCGGCGGCAATGATAGCTGCAATGGTTATGGGGCTTCCCCCAGACCGAGCGGCTATGCTTGTAGGGGCAGGGTCTGGAACACAAGCGCTTGTTGACGGAGAGAGCCTTGAAGATGCGATAAAAGCCGCAGTAATATCGGCGGCATCAACTTTTGTAGGAGAAACAATCGGTGCACAGGTCGCTCCGGGCATAGAAGAAAGCGTCGGCAGAGTAATTCCAAACGCAAAACTAGCGAAAACGGTAGCTACAGCACTTACTGCAGGCACTGAAGCGGGGGCAACAAACTTTGTTAGGCATGGTAATTTAGGAGAAGCCGCAAATGCCTTCCTTACGGCGGCAGCGGTGACAGGAACAACCGTTGCTGCAGACATAGTTATAGACGCAGCTACCGAAAAATTAGGATTAACCGCTGCTACAGATGCGGTTATGGGCAATATAGATAGCGCATTAGCGGAGTCAGGGTTTTTAGATTCTATCAATGTAAATTCTATTAACGATTTATCCCAAGGCATTAAAGACGCTATAAGTTCGGGTATTGCTGCAGAGTTAACTGGCGCAGATGTGTCTAGCGCTATGTTCCATGCTGCTTCAAAAGATATCTTTGATTCTGTAGGCAATTCTAATTTCTTTAAAACCCATGTAGGCGACACAGAGTTCATCCAAGGGATTGTAGACAAATTTACGCCTGTAGCTGAATACATGCAGGGGTTTGTAAATGAGTTTGGCAATGCAACTAACGAATACCTTACTGAGGCGCAGATAAAAACATTAACAGATTCTACTGCCGCTGCGTGGGATATGGCAAAACGTGGTAATCCTGAACTCTCAGGCGAAGCGTTTTTTGGTAAAAAAGGAATGGGTAAACTTGGGTATGACTATGTATTAGACTATTTTACTGATCCTATAAATACAGCGCTAGATGATATTCTAGGCAATACAACGACGGCTACGCAAGCGGTAACTGCGCTAGACACAGCCAATATTGAAGCTAGCCAACTTAAAATGGAACGTGATGGGTATGTTACCACGTATGGCAAACTGTATTCTGATCTCGACGAACTTGTAAAAACGCAAAAAGGTTTTGTTTATTCCGAGTCGGAGTCTACCCCTTGGCAACTGATTAATAGAGATATAAACGCACAAATACGCAAAATAAACGCTGAGGGACCAGCGCTTAAAACTAAAATAGACGCGATATTTACCAAAGATGATGAGACAGGTATTGAAACAGGTAGCCTTATTACAGCACACGAGGCTGTAAAAACTGCTATAGTTGATTACACAGAGGCATTTAGATTAATCCTAACCGACGTTGAAGACTTAGCTCCCGAACTTGTAAAAATGGATGAAGCAGCGGTTAAAACGGCAGCGGAAATCTTGCAACCGGGGTTACAGGATGTTGACGAAAATAAGTATCGTGAACTTAATGCTTTAGACGCCGATGCAGATGTAAATGAACACTATCTACTTAATAGCAAAGTAGCGCGAGTATTTGATCCTAAAGATTTAAATGATGCGGCTAGTGACAGAGATATGTATTCGTATGGTGAAGGCTATACGGCAGAGATAGTATCTAGCACTATAACAGACCCTGTTACTGGCCATTCTTATGACGATGATTACCTTAAATACTATATGGATACTCCAGACGGTAAAGTTGAGATTGACCCTTACAACGAGGGTGTAGCCGCTGCAGTTGACGGCGCGTGGCCGTTAGGGACTGTGGATAAAAATCCCACCTACGAAAACAATAAACTTGTAGTGAATAGTTATAAAGATGATGAATTACAATTAGCCCAATGGCGCGCTCGGAATCCCGTAGAATTTGGTGCTCGCATTACTGCAGACATGGCTGATGTATTAGGGGATAGTTCTAAACAAGGCCAGATAACTACTCTTAACGATTATAAAACGTTAAAAGACGCTGGGTACGCTATAATTCCTTTCCAAGACGGTTTTACTGGAGAAAGAATAGACGGAACCAAATCGTACGACAATGTACTTG